TTTCTTTAGCCACCCCAGAGGAGTTGTTTTTCGGGCACAGCCCCGACATTGACTTGTTTGTCGGCGACAAGGCCGATAAGATAGACATCAAGAAAACCAAGCGGTTGTTAAACAACGCTAAAGAGACCTTCTGAGGAGGAGGAATGGAAACAGCAGCCAAGGCTGAAGACCTCGGCATCCGCCGGGGTGAGCGGGTCATCTTCGTCAGCAAGACAGGCCGACCGCACGAATGCACCGTCATCGCCGTTGATGACAACAATCACCGTATTGCGCTCACCGGCCCCGACAACCAAACCATGTGGTACGGATCACAAGCACTTCCCGCTCTCAAAAACCTTAAAGGCGCCACCGTTGGCCACCTGGTGACCAAGGAACTATGCGCCGCCACCGACGCGGATTTTAAACGCCTGGCCGACAAGACCGGAGGCGATCTGCTCGACACCCTTATTGCTTTCGACAACCAGCACAGGGGTTTCGACATCAGCCATGAACAACTAAAGCAGCTGCGCGTGAAATTCCATGCGTATGCCTCGTTGATGTCGATGCGTCACCGCTGCCGTAGCATTGGTGCCGTAACCAAACCAAGCCCCTGCGCTATCTGACAAGCTCAAACCAACTCAAACCCTAGAAAGAGGACAAGATGAGCATATTTTTCGACCGGGAAACTGCCGGTAAACTGGCACAGGCCCGCTGGGACGCGGGTTTCCCCGAAGCACTACCCAAGGGCCTGCACGCGCCGCGTAAACTTGTGGACGACATCATCCAAAACGGCTCCGTAACAATGGAGGTATCCGTCCGCCTCAAAGACATTGAAATGCCGTACAACGATCTCCGCGCCGCCATTGAGGCCGCGCTGGTCGGCCCGTACCTGGAGTTCACGGACCCCAACACAACCGCGGACGACTGTACCCGCCCCGCTGAAATCAGCGCCGACAGCCTGCGCAAAGCTCTGGAGCTGGATCGCGTCAAATTCGACATGCTGTCGGAGATACAAGACATCCGCTCGTTGCAGAAACAAGCCACAACCCAGAACGCCCTACAATATGTGGCGGACCGCACCCAGGCACTGAACAAGAAAATCGAGAAAGCAGGTTTAAGCTATGACTCACCGTCTTAACTCAGCACAACATCACCCCAGCCATTTCAAAGGCCACGGCTACCAGCCGCGTCACGCCGACCCAACCTCCACCCCCGCCAAAACAACCAAAATCGGCCACGCCGTCACCAAAATGGGTGCCGCAGCCGCGGTCGCAGCCGCCGCAGTGTTGGCCCTGGCCGGGTGCGCCGCAAACACCGACACCCCCGTAGAGCCTCAAACCAAAACCCAAGACGTCAAACTCGAAGACGGCTCCGAAGTAACCTGCGTCCTGTTCGACGAGTTCGACAGTACCTCAGAGTCCAGTTTCGACCCGAACAAGTTCCAGCTGCAGGCCGTGGACTGCGACTGGGCTCACCGCCGGGTCGGGGTCCATGCCAAACCGGACACTAAAGACCTCCCACGTGAAATCCCGACCATCACCCTCACCCCTGAACCGAACGAAGGTGCGTAATGTTCGACCAATATCAGGACAGCTATGACAAAGAGCTCGGCTACGAAGAACTGAGCGCGAAAACGCTAAAAGAGCTTCTGTTTGGTCGCCGCATTGTTGATGTTCGACCGGGTGAAAAGAACTACTTCGGCGGCTTGGATATCTCCGCTCTCGTCCTGGACGACGGAACCACCGTCTATGTCGTCCCCAACGAAGGCTGTGGCGGATGTGTGACTGGCAACTGGTGGATTGAGAAGATCGCTACCACCAACAACGCAATCACTGACGTCCGCTGGGTCACCGACAACTACCACTCAAACCCGGACATCGGCGACTGCAATGAAAGAGTGCAGATTTTCGTCTACACCGAATCCAGCACCGAAGCCAAGGAAGTCCTCACCCTTGCAGGCTACGAGGATAACGGCTTCTACGGCTATGGTTTCGAGCTTTACCTCGTTGGTGTTGAAACCGAGGCTAAGAACAAGGAGGAGCGGTGGGACTACCTGAAATAGCCGACGTCATCAAGGTAGCCTTGTTCATTGTCCTTCTTGAAGCCGTTTTCCAAATCGCCGTCCATCTGAAGTAACCCTAAGCACCAACCCCGGCCTTAAAGTCGGGGTATTCTTAACTTGAGACCCCTCAAACCCCGTCCTTGAAAAGGAGAAGAAATGCCTGTTCCCGTCATCCGCCACTACGAGTCTGTGGCGCCAGTGGTTCACATTCACGCCGTCAGCCTCAACAATAATTCCGCTTTCGTCGCTAAAGACCTGGCCAGCCGCCTCGCCTACGCGAAAAACCCCCTGCAGCGCTGCCTAGTCAAGTACACGGAGCACCGTCTCACACCGGACGCAGGCGCGCACGGCACGCCTGTGACGGTCACCTCCGTCTACGACAGCCTGCGTCACGCACCGTCCCCCTCAAACCCACAGCACGAGGTGGACGTGTACAACACCAACACACCCGCCGAGGCCGACCCGGACACAGTTGTGCTGGTTGTCCCCAGCTACGGCCAGTTCGTCACCCTGGAGGACGGCAGCCGCGTCAAAGGCCCGATGGTTCCGACGTGTTTCCGTAAAGTCCTCACCTCACAAAAGCTATGGCCCCTCCCAACCCCGCCGTTCGGACCGACGCCGGTGTTTATTGTCGGCTCCGGTAACCGCACGTTCGGCAGCGACTTCTGCGCGGCCATCCCAGAAGCCCGCGGTTTGATCCAGACCCACCAGAACCAGTGCCGCGTCTACACGCACGAACTTGACCTGCGTGGCACACAGTCAGAACGCGACCAACTGCTCGTTGCCGTCCGGGATTCCGCGATCCGGCAGGCGTACTCGACTTTCGCAGCCCGCGCGGTCTTATAGAGTCCGCCCTTTCTCTTTTACCTCCAGTCTCGACCCTCTTCGGAGGGTCTATTTTTATGCCTATACCCCAAAAATACCCCCAATCAAGTGTGGCGTCAGTCACTCCACCTCCAAACCTAAGAAATTCTTATCATTTCGTGACCATTTCGTGACATTTGCCTGAACACTGTTCAAAAACAGTGTTTAGTGGCCTGGGTCACAATACTTGAACGGTGTGCAGCCTGAAGGTACCTTATTGTTTGAAAATCGTCAAACTTTCTGACCTGCGCATTTTTGGTCGCAGATGTGCTAGGTTAACAACAGGTTAACGAGTTGCATTAAAAATCAACCAAATTAGTGAACACTGTTCACGTTTTCAAGCCCCCTCCGAGCCCCGGTTTGGCGCCTGGGCACGCACCCGCACGCGTATAGGCGAACAACAAAACCGCTGGTCAGATATAGTTTCCGCTCTTTGCTACCACCTCGAAACTGAGAGAAAATAAGTGACCCAGGCCACAAAGTAGCATATTCACTGCAAATCCTGAGAGAAAAAACGCCAGCTGGAGAGTGCCTGCGAAACGGACGAAAACCGAAAGAAAAGGTTATAAATGCAGGTCAAACCCCACTTCAAACTTGATAACTTAGGATAGGCTAGCCTAAGTCGGAGGGGGTTGGAAAATTATTATATTTATATA